GGCGGTAGTTATACTTACGGTACAGGTATGAACACAGAAGTAGCAGAAGGTAAAGAGCCTAACCAAATGGCATTCAGCATTGACCGAGTTGCTGTTGAAGCAAAGAGTCGTATGCTCAAGGCTGAGTACAGTACTGAACTCGCTCAAGACCTCAAGGCTGTTCACGGATTAGATGCAGAAGCAGAACTCGCTAATATTCTTAGCAGTGAAATTCTTGCTGAAATCAACCGTGAAGTTATTCGTACAATCTACGAATCAGCAGTGCTTGGTGCAGACAATAGTGACCTTGCTATTGCTTCTTCACACGGTACAACTGTAGACGGACAAACATATGGTGGAGGCGCCACTAAGGGTGTTTATGACCTGCTCAAGGATTCCGATGGTAGATGGAGTGCTGAAAAGTTCCGTGGACTTATGTTCCAAATCGAACGAGAAAGTAACCAAATCGCCAAGGAAACTCGTAGAGGTAAGGGTAATATCATCATCTGTTCCTCAGATGTTGCTTCCGCTCTTTCAATGAGTGGAATGCTTAACCACGACCCAGCATTCGGTAATCTCACTGTAGATGACACTGGTAATACATTCGTTGGTGTTCTTAACGGACGAACCAAAGTTTATGTTGACCCATACGCAAGTACCGATTATGTTTGTACGGGATATCGCGGAGAAAGCCAGTATGATGCTGGTCTGTTCTACTGCCCATATGTTCCATTACAGATGGTACGCGCCGTTGACGCCGCTAGTTTCCAACCACGAATCGGGTTTAAGACTCGTTACGGAATGGTCGAAAACCCATTCGCCCGTGGTACTTCTGCCTCTGTAGATAACATTGGTAGCAGACGAAACAACAAGTACTACAGAATTTTCCGAGTAGATAATCTACACGGTATCAATGCTAACGCAACTGCCGCAGGTTGATAAGTAGTAACTAAGATATGATTTGAATGGGGGAGTCCTTCGGGACTCCCCTTTTCTTTTTATACATAGTATAGGGAGAATTACACAATGTCAGGAAAAAATACAATAATAGGTGGTCCAGCGCCAGCAAATATAGTAGGTCCTTCAGGTCCAACATCATCAGGGCAACTTCTTGGATATGACCATATTGATTTTGATTCTTCTAGTACTTCTGGTAGAATGCCAGAAAAATTGAATGGTTTACTTCCAACATATTTTAAGTTTGAGTTAAAAAGAACCCCATACACAACATATTTTTGTCAGTCGGTAAATTTACCAGAAGTATCAGTAACTCCTGTTAGGCAGTCTACTGGCAGATTTGTGGATATTATGCATAGTGGTATGCCAGAATACTCAGAACTAACCGTACAATTTTTAATAGATGAAGATATGACCAACTGGTTAGAAATTTATAATTGGCTAATGTCTACTACTACCGATGACACGGCAGATAATTATGAATTAACAAAACACCACTATACAGATGCTACATTGATTATTCTTAATAGTGCAATGAAGCCAAATGTAAAAGTACACTTTAGCAATATTCTACCACAAACATTAAGTGGCATAGATTTTGATAGTACTGTTGGTGCCGCCGAACCTTTGGTTGCGAGTGCCACCTTCACATATACCACATATGATGTTACTAAAATATAATTGACTTTTGTTGATTATGGTTTATAATTGTATTATGAAATTTAACGATATTCGAAATATGGTCCAAAAGGATATGCAGATTGATGACAGTATGTTAGATATCGAATCCTTAAAAATACCCCAACTCCACAATAAATACCTCAACATCTTCCATGATGAAAGACTTATCTTACGAAAACTTCAGGTCGAAAAGCGTGAAACAATAAGAGACAAGTGGGAATATTATTCTGGCAAAATGAGCGAAGAAGAATTGAAAAATCGAGGATGGGAGCCGTTTCAACTTAAAGTGCTGAAACAAGATTTGGACAGATATATTCATTCCGATAAAGATGTAGTAATTATTGAAGATAAAATTACCCTCCAAGAAGAAAAGGTAGATTATTTGGCATCAATAATTAAAAGTATTAATGGTAGAGGATGGGAAATAAAAAATGCCATTGAGTGGAGAAAATTTACAAATGGTATATGATTTTGGAACTGACCCTATGCATAGGGTGTATTTTAGACAACTTTACAAATATGCAGAAAACAACTCAAAAGACCCATCAACGCAAAACGCGGCATTATTATTAAATGATGATGGAATTCTTTGTATGGAGTGTAATAATATTCCTCATACAGTACAAAATACAGAAGTGTGGGAAAGACCTCTAAAATATCATTATGTTGAACACGCAGAAAGAAATGTTTTATATAAAGCAGCCAGACTAGGAATTAAAACTGAAGGACTTACAATGTATTGTCCTTGGTATGCCTGTTCAGATTGTGCAAGAGCAATAATCCAATGTGGTATATCTATAATTATAGGTCATAAAGAATATATTGACAAAACACCCGATAGGTGGAAAGAATCGTGCAATATAGGATTGGAAATGATGAGAGAAGCAGGAATAAAATGTTATGTTTGGTCAGGAGTAATTGGTGGAAGAACTAAAGTTCGTATAGACAGCACTTTATTTGAACCATAAATAATATTATGAGCGATTTATCTATTAGTCATATTGATTCTGTCAATATAAGAATTGATTGTGATAAGGGTTTAGCAAAAGAACTTTCTGATTATTTTACATTTAAAGTTCCTGGCTATCAGTTTATGCCTGCATATAGAAGTAAGATGTGGGACGGAACAATTAAACTATACAACATATACACACAAACTCTCTATGCAGGGTTGGAAGATTATGTTGATGTTTTCTGTAAGGAAAGAGGATATTCAGTAGATTTTAATAATCCACTTGTTCCTAAAAATAATAAAACAAATGACGAGGTTAAAACATTTATAGATGGTTTGCAGCCAATAGCAAATAAAGATATCATTAAAGCATATGACCATCAAGTAGATGCTGTTCGACACGCAATTAACAATAACAGATGTTTGTTATTGTCTCCTACTGCTTCTGGTAAGAGTCTAATCATTTACTCTTTGGTGAGACATCATATTATGAATACATTACCAAAAGATAAAAAAATATTAATTATTGTTCCAACAATATCTCTTGTTACTCAAATGTATGAAGATTTTAAAGAATATTCAACTGCTGATATAGATTTCGATGCACCAAAAGAATGTCATGTTGTTTTTGCAGGAAAAGACAAAATGTGTAATGATAGCAAAATAATCATTTCGACTTGGCAAAGCATATACAAAATGCCCAAAAAGTACTTTGATAATTTTGGGGCAGTGTTTGGAGATGAATGTCATTTATTCAAATCTAAATCATTGACATCAATTATGAGCAAATTGTCGGGTTGTCCTTATCGTATAGGAACAACAGGAACATTAGATGGTACACAAACTCACAAATTAGTTATTGAAGGTTTGTTCGGTCCAGTGTATAATGTAGTTAATACCAACGAATTAATGGAAAAAGATTTGCTGGCACAACTAGAAATAGATTGTATTCTTTTAAAGTATAACGAGAAATCAAGAGCCGAAACTAAAAGAATGAAATATTTTGATGAATTGGAATGGATAGTGTCGAACAAAACAAGAAATGATTTCATAGCGAATATGACAAACAAATTGAAGGGAAATACCCTTATCTTGTTTCAATTAGTAGAAAAGCACGGCAAATATCTACATCAACTCATAAAAGACACCTGTAAAGACCACGATGTGTATTTTGTTTATGGAAACACTGAAGCAGAAGATAGGGAAAAAATTAGAAAATTAACAGAAGAAAATGACAATGCCATTATTGTTGCTTCTTATGGTACTTTTTCTACAGGGATTTCTATTAGAAGATTACATAATATTGTTTTTGCTTCTCCCTCAAAATCAAGAATTAGGGTACTTCAATCAATTGGACGACAATTAAGAAAGTCTAAATATAAGGACAAAGCAAAATTATATGATATAGGGGATGATTTGTCGTGGAAAAATTGGACAAACCACACATTAAAACACTTTGTTGAGCGTATAAAAATATATAACAAAGAACGATTTGACTACAAGACAGTGAAAATCAACTTAGAAGGAGAAAACACCGATGGCTGATATTTTTAGAACTTATAAACTTTCTTCTGGAGACGATATAATTGGTAAGGTGGTTGGTAAGAATACCAAATTTATTACCATTAATAGACCATTTTCTATCAAAACAGTAACAGCACCCCCAAATTTGATTTCTGGTCCTAGAGAATTTGTTATGTTTAAGTCTTGGGACATTTTAACAAACGAAATTGAATTTAAACTTCCCCTTAGACATATTATCTCTGAATCCTCTCCTAAACCAGAAGTTGTACAAATGTATCTATCTGAATTGGATAAACAAGATGTAATCAACGATTTAAGGGACGAAATAATGGACGACCCTAAGAAATTAGAGGAATATATTAGAAGTCAATTATTTGAAGACAATGAATATGATGAAGAAGTAGAAGTAGAAGTAGAAGCGACAGAAGAAAATGATATCAATGTGGAGGATAATGTTATGATGAATTTCGTAGTTCCTCCTGCACTCTTTATGTCTTTTCTTTTAAATGGCATTGTTAGTTTCGACCCCGAATCAAAAGAACATGAATTCGATATCGAAACTTTCTATCGTGATGCTAAAAATAAGTGGAAAAATAATAATCGAGGAGACGAAGAAAAAGACTCTCCCGATGACGAAATAAACAAACAATTCCGTAACTGGAATCCTGAACCATGAATGTATAATGTTATCTTTATTCCCCTGGCACAGAAGATTGTACCAAGGGTAAAATAAACTGTCAAGGAAAAAACTTTATAATGAGTAAAAAAAAGAAACCCGCAAATCATTATGTTGATAATGAGAAATTTTTCGAAGAGATGTCTGCTTGGAAATTATTAGTCATTGAGGCAGAATCACTGGGCGAACCAAGACCCCCAGTAAACGAATATGTTGGAAAATGTTTTTTGGATATTGCAGAACATCTCTCATATCGACCTAATTTTATGAATTATGAATATAGGGAAGAAATGATAGGAGATGGCATTGAAAATTGTTTGATGTATGCACACAATTTCAATCCAGAAAAATCAAAGAATCCCTTTTCCTATTTTACTCAAATCATTTATTATGCTTTTCTTAGAAGAATACAAAAAGAAAAGAAACAGATATATATCAAATATAAATTACTAGAAGAGATAGACACCGAACATCATTTTCCCAGATGGGTTGAAGACAACGAAGGTCGTGACCGTTTGGGAGAATCAGAAAGGCCTGTACAGGATTATTTAAAATTAACTGATGCCGATATTGATAAGTTCACACCAAAGAAAGAAAAAGCAAGATTAGCGGCATTAGCGGCAAAAAGAAAGAGTGCAAACGGTGCAACTCTTGATAATTTTTTAGGAAGTGATAATGAAGATAGCACTGATAAATGATACGCACTTCGGTGCGAGAGGTGACTCTCAATTATTTTTTGATTATTTTATGAAGTTCTTTGATGATGTGTTTTTTCCATATCTCAAAGAGAACGATATAAAGACAGTAATACACGCAGGCGACTTGATGGATAGGCGTAAGTTTGTTAATTTAAATATTCTTAATCAAGTAAGAAATAAATTCATTAAGGTATTAAAAGATGAGAATATAGACTTTCATTGTATTCTTGGCAACCACGATGTGTATTATAGAAACACAAATGAAGTAAATTCTGTGCGGGAATTGTTCGGTGATGATATTCACCTATATGAAACCCCCGATGTTACAAATTTCGATGGATTAAATATTGCATTCCTTCCTTGGGTAAATAAAGAAAACCAAGAAGAGTCTATAAAATTTATTAAGAATGTGGCAGCACCTATAATAATAGGTCATCTTGAACTTGATGGTTATGAAGTTATGCGTGGAATACACCATCAAGGAGGAATGGATTCTAAACTTTTTGAACGGTTTGAAAAAGTATATTCTGGTCATTTTCATTGTCGCCAAGAAAAAGACAACATCTATTATATGGGAACACAATACCAGATTACATTTTCTGATTTAAACGAAACAAAAGGTTTTCATATTTTTGATACAGACACCCGCGAAATAGAATTTATAGAAAATCCACACAAGATGTTCTATGCGATGACATACAACGATGAAGATGGTCCTATAGAAACAACAAAAAATTCAAATCTAAAAGGCACATATATCAAACTTCTTGTAGAAAAGAAAAAACATCCATACAGTTTCGATAGATTTATGGACAATCTATATGATTCTGGTGTGGCGAAAATTACAATAGTCGAAGACATCATAGATTCTGAATGGACCAAGGAAGAAATAGTTGACTTAGCACAAGATACTGTTACACTAATCAATAATGAGATAGACA